TTTAGTTTCTTAGGAAATAAAGGCTTCTCCTTCGCAGATATTCGAGAAAAAGCAAGAAGTAATATATTTAGAAAAGTTGACAAAATTGTGCAGAAATTTCATCCTTCTCAAGGTAATACGTCTACTAAATTTCATCCTTCTCAAGGTAGTACGTCTACTAAATTTCATCCTTCTCAAGGTAATGTCAGGAATGGTCGTGATTTTAATCAAGCGGCTGTAAATAAAGGCATACAATCTAATAAGGATGATATCTAATATGATAGGAATTAATGTATAATGGCAGGATCTAAAGGTTTAACGAATTATTTAAAAGGTGATGCGTCAACAGCACATGCACCAGGAACAGATGAATCATGGTCAGCTTCTAGTCCTGGCCCGTATATTGGTATTGTAAAAGGCAACATAGATTCTACTAGAATGGGTAGACTTAAAGTATACATACCGTCTTTAGCTAAAACAGCAAATCCACATTGGAATCAATTAATCACTTGTGAATATCTTTCTCCATTTTATGGGGCTAAAGGAGCCAAATATAATAAAGCAGGAAGTTCAACATATGAAGGATCACAACACTCGTATGGTTTTTGGGGTGTCCCACCTGATTTAGAAACTAGGGTATTAGTAATGTTTGTTGAAGGCAACAAGAGCCAAGCCTTTTGGATTGGCTGTATACAAGATCCTTATACTAATCATATGGTTCCTGGTATTGCATCTAGTGAAGATACGTATGATAAGACTAGTGGAATGGATACTAATAATCCAAATGAGATGAAAAATGCAACAGGACCAGACAAAATGGAAACCTATGGAACAACAAATGTCCCCGCTGGAGAATTAAATCGTGCGTCTCCGGGAGCATTAACTCATGGAGATTATACTTCTATTCCAAAACCGATTCATCCATTAGCAGACGTTTTAGTAAAACAAGGGCTATCAGCTGATAAAATTAGAGGAACTACAACGTCATCTGCAAGAAGAGAATCACCAAGTCAAGTTTTTGGTATAAGCACTCCGGGTAGGAAAGATGCAGGAGCAGTTGCAGAACAAGTAAGCACAAACGATGCTGGAAACACAGATCAAGTAGTGCGTGGCATCGGACATACATTTGTTATGGATGATGGTGACAAAGTAGGTGATAACCAATTAACAAGATTAAGAACAGCGTCAGGACATCAACTTTTAATGAATGATACAGATGGTATTGTTTATATTGCTAATGGTTCAGGCAATGCTTGGATTGAAATGACCAGTGATGGTAGAATTGATATCTATTCAGGTGTTGGTGGAATTAATTTAAGAACAGAAGGCGACTTTAACTTACACAGTGATGCAAACATAAACTTCAATGCCAACGGTGCAATTAGAATGAGTGCATCAAATGACAAAGGCGAAGGGGCAATAATACAATCTGCAGATACTATGATTACCCTAGGAGACAAAGGAGTTTTCACAACTTCACAACAAGGACCAATATCAACGTATGCTAAAAAAACAATAACATCTTATGCAGGAGCATCACAAATGCATGGTGCGGCCCGTTCAGTGCATTACTCAGGAAGTCAAGTACATCTTAATACCTATGGAGCAAGTCCCAATTGGGGACCTGTAGCAATTACTAAAGATAAAGTAGGAATGGAACCAAGAGACGAAGGCGATGTTGAATTAACTAAAAAAGGTGTTGAACCTTTAGAATCTTTTACAAAAAAAACAAAAACTACTGTACACAGATTTATTACACACGAACCGATGCCAAGATTTAAAGCATTTGCATCAGACGGAACAATGCCACCTATGCTTGGTGACACTGGTGGTAGTTTGGCAGAATTAGCATTGACTGGCGGTGGATTTTTAAAGTCTGGAGCGGCCGGTGGGGCCAGCTTAGGAGGTGTTACTAATTTAGCTAAAAGTAGTTTAGCAAATATAGGACAATCACTTCACGGTGGAGCATCAACTTTTCCTACTAGTGTAAAATCTGTTGTATCTAAGGCAAAAAATTTAGCATCAGCTGATGATAGAAAAATGTGGTCTAGACTAGCTAATACTCCAGGTACCCAAGAATTTATAGAACAACGAAATAGAAACTCAACAATAGAAGCTATTAAAATAGGACAGTATCAATCAGATGCACAAAATTATATAAAAGCAAAAATGGGTACGTCAACTAATGCTGTAAAGGCACGTAAATTGTTACAAAATTATGGAGTTCATTATGATGAGACTTTTGGCATGGCAAAAACAGCAAATAGTATATCTACTAAAATGCAAAATTTCTCGATAAGTGATTCAGCTGATGCTATTAAAAATAGTATTAACACTTTATCAAATCAAGTACTCGAATCAGTATCAGGTAAGGCGACTCAAATGTTTAAAGATAATGTATTTGTTAATCAATCTGGACAATTGTTTTCAATAGGACAATCATTACACGGAAATTTAGGCGATTTAAAAAATATAAAAGGTAATGCAACATCTTTAGCTATGAATACTATGACTTCTTTAGTTAATACTAAAATGAAAGGCCTGATTTCAGCGTCATCTGTTGGTTCAGTTCTCAGTAACGTTGGTCAAGTTACAAACGTTTTTAAAAATGTTATGGGAGGACAGATTACAGGAGTAACACAAATGACTTCTTTGGCACAAAGATTTGGAGTAGGTACTGGTGCGGCAAGCATAGGAAAATCGTTACACGGTGTTGGATCTCCTCTTCAAGGAGCTTTTATGTCAAAACTATCAAGTTTTACACAAAGCATCGGCAAAGCATTTTCAGGTGCAGTTGGAAAATTTTTTAGTGATGTAAGGTTAAAAACAGATATACAATTATTAGGAAAATCACCTGCAGGTACAAACATTTATTCGTTTAAATATAAACAATTAGAAGGAACGTATCAAGGTGTAATGGCGCAGGAAGTTTTATGGGCATCTGAACTTGTTGACAATGGATATTATATTGTTGATTATAATAAATTAGATGTAGAGTTTAGGAGATTAAATTAATGGCATATGAAGATGGTACAGGAAATTTAAGTAACAGTTCAGTTACATTTAAAGGATTCAGTTCAAGAGCTGAAAAGCAGAACTTTAAGATTTATGATTTCGCGTGTGTTAAACAGGATCTAATAAACCGTTTGTCGGTACGGAAGGGTGAAAGAGTTGAAAATCCTGAGTTTGGCACAATAATATATGATGTGTTGTTTGAACCGTTTACAGAAGCATTAAAAGAGACTATTGTTGAGGATATTACTGCTAATTTAAATGCAGATCCACGTATTTCTACAGAATATATAGACGTACAGGAGGAAAATCACGGCATCACTATACAGGCTACAATTAAGTATGTACCATTGGATATTACTGAAAAATTACAATTTAAATTCGATGAAAATTCATTGTTACGTCTATCTTAATGTATGCATATAATTAATACTATAAATATTGATGTAAACGTATTATGGCCACAACAGAACGACAGAATAGATTATTAGTTGCTGAAGATTGGAGAAAGATCTACCAGTCATTTCAGCAGGCAGATTTCAAGTCTTATGATTTTGAGACGTTGCGTAGAACAATGGTGGCATATCTACGTGAGAATTATCCAGATGATTTTAATGATTTTGTTGAAAGTTCAGAATATATAGCACTTATTGATTTGATTGCTTATGTTGCTCAATCACTTTCTTTCAGAGTAGATTTAAATGCTAGAGAAAACTTTTTAGAAACTGCAGAAAGAAGAAATTCGGTTTTAAGATTAGCAAGACTGATTAGCTACAATGCTAAAAGAAATCAACCTGCAACAGGTTTATTAAAAATTGTTTCATTATCTACAACGCAAAATGTAGTAGATTCAACAGGAACAAATTTATCAAATGCAACAATTAATTGGAACGATTCGGCAAATTCAAATTACAGAGAACAATTTACTGCAATATTTAATGCGGCAAATCAAACAGGACAACTTTTTGGTTCGCCTAGAGAGGCAGGAGAAATTGGCGGAATAAACACAGAAATTTATACCTTAAGTTCAAGTCAGCTAGATCTTCCAATATTTACATTTACTAGAGATATTGGCGGAGCCTCAAGAAAATTTGAAATTGTTCCATCAACTTTATTTAATTCAGAATCTATATATGAAGCATCACCTATTGCAGGAACAGGATTAACTTACGCTTATAGAACAGATGGAGCAGGAGATAGTTCTAACAACACTGGATTTTTCTTTTTATTCAAGCAAGGGACAATGGAAAATACAGATTTTAATGTTAATTCAGCAGTAACAAATTATGTTAAAGGGTTAGGTGCAACAAGTATTAATGATACTGATGTTTGGTTATATAAATTAGACGAATTTGGACAGATACTTGAAGAATGGACAAAAGTTCCTTCGTTATCTGGCAATAATGCAATATATAATTCATTAGCAAAAACAGAAAGAAACATTTACAATGTTGTAACAAAAGTAAACGATAGTGTGGATTTAGTATTTGGTGATGGAAATTTTAGTAATCTTCCTCTAGGATCATTTAGAGCATATTACAGAAAAAGTGATAATGCCAAATATGCTATTCAGCCTGGAGATATGCAAGGTATATCATTGTCAATTCAGTATATAGATGCAAATGGTGGCCAACAATCTCTTTCAATAGGTTTAAGTTTAAGAACTAGTGTGTATAACGCATCAGCTTCAGAAACAAGCATTTCTGTTAAAGAGAAAGCGGCACAGGTTTATTATTCGCAAAATAGAATGATTACTGCAGAAGATTATCAAGTAGTGCCTTTATCAGCTTCACAAGAAATTATAAAAGTAAGATCCGTGAATAGGTCAGCGTCTGGAATATCTAGAGCAAAAGAAATTTTAGATCCAACAGGTGCGTATTCAAATGTACGTGTGTTTGCAGACGATGGAATACTTTATAGAGATGAAAAAACAAATAACTTCACATTTACTTTTAACAATAGTAGCGATATTACATCAATGATTAATAACTCTATAGAAAACAAAATTAAAGAGGCATATTCTAGACAATTTTATTATTTAAAATATGGTACAAAAGATTTAAGTTCTTTAAGTGCTACTTGGAATTCAACAACTACAACAACAAATACAAACACAGGATATTTTACAGCAGGTGGTCCTTTAGTAATTGGTGATTTTGCTACATCTAATATGAAGTATGTAAAAGCAGGCGCACTAATTAAATTTACTTCTCCAGATACAAGAGAATTTTTAAACAATACTTTAGTAACAGCAGGAACGGATAATGCCGAAGATAGAATGTGGGCAAAATTAGGTGCTGTAGTTATAGATGGTGCTAACAGTGGTATAGGTAATTTAGATACAGGACTTGGTCCGGTTACACTTAATAATATAATACCAGATGGTTGTATTGTATCGTCAGTTATACCAAACTTGACTACAACACTTGCAGACGATTTAAAAACAGATTTAATTGACAGAATACAAGCATATGAAGAGTTTGGTTTAAGATATGATGTAGGCACGGAGAATTGGAAAGTAATAACAGCAACAAATTTAAGTTCTAGTTCAGTATTCAATCTAAGTAATACAGGGTCAACAACAGATACAAACTTAGATGCTAGTTGGTGGTTTAAATTTACAAATGATGGTAACACTTATACTGTAACATACAGAAGTTTAGATTATATCTTTGAATCAGAAGCACAAAATAAATTTCATTATGATGCTCAAGAAAAAATTTACGATTATAAAACAGGAAAAAGTGTAAAAGATACAGTAAAAATTTTAAAAACAAATTCAATTGTTTCTACAGGAAATGCAGTCGGTTATCCGATTAATTGGGAAGTTGTAGATACAGTAGTAGAAGCCGACGGTTTTCAAGACAACAGAAAAGTACAGGTTGGCTTTTATGATGATGATGACGATGGTGTAGTAGATAATCCAGACATATTTGATATTATAGTAGAACCAGATACAAGTTCTGCTACAAAATTTGTGTTTTTTGAATCATACATATCATATGATAATATCGCAAGATACAAACCGTATGCATCTGCAAATTTTGTAGTATCATTAAATGAGGCAGATATAACATTGTCTAGTACAACGTACACAGATGGACAATTATTTTATTTTTATGATTTAGCTGAAGATATTGTTAAAAAATATAGTTCGACAACAAATACATTAATAACAACAACAGATTATATTGCTAGAAGAGGAAGAGCAACAATTTCATTCCAATACCAACACAATGCAGGACAAGAAACTAGAATCGATCCTTCAGTTTCAAATATTATTGATGTATACCTATTAGAAAGAACATATGATAATTTGTTCAGAATTTGGTTACAAGATGGAGGTGTTAGCCCAACTGTATCAACATCTGACCAATTGAGAATTTCTTATGCTAGTACACTTAACCCATTAAAATCATTATCTGATCAAATTATATATCATCCAGTAAAATATAAAATATTATTTGGAACAAATGCTGACGAAGAATTACAAGCAACTTTTAAAGTTGTAAAAAATTTAAGAACTAATGTAACAAATGCTGTAGTACGGACTAGAGTTATACAAGCAATTAATGAATTTTTTGCATTAAACAATTGGGATTTTGGAGATACTTTTTATTTTACAGAACTAGCCGCTTATGTACATACTCAACTGGCTCCAGATCTATTGACAGTTGTTATTGTGCCAAACCAAACAGGACAAAGTTTTGGGTCTTTGTTTCAACTCAATTCAGCGGCAGACGAGATTTTTATCAGTGGGGCCACTGTTGATGATGTTTCAATTATAACTGCGTTAGGTGCTAATCAACTAGAAGCATCAGGAACAGTTGTAACAAGCACATCAACTACTACAACTAATACCACAACAGGTTCAGCAGTGTCAGGCACCACTACATCAGGATCGGGTTCAAGCACCGGCAGTAGTGGAGCAGGATACTAATGGCAGATAATCCAACAAATTCATTAACAAATCAAGAAGTTGTTAAGCAAGACAACAACGAATTGCGTAGAACTATTCAGCATTTACCTGCATTTTATCGAACAGATACTAATACAAGATTTTTATCTAGTACATTAGATCCCTTAATTCAAAAAGGTGCATTAGAAAGATTAGATGGATTTATTGGTAGACAAGATGCTTATACAAGAAAAATTGCAGACAGATATATTAGTGCAACAAGTAGAGATAGATTTGCATATCAATTAGAACCTGCAGTTACATACACTGATAAAGATACAACGTCAGTAAATCCTGAAGATCAAGTTAAATTTACAGGGACTTATGATGACTATATTAATCAAATCAAGTATTTTGGTGGAAAAGTTGATAACCATGATAGATTAAACAAAGAAAAAGTTTATAGTTGGAATCCAGCAATTGATTATGATAAACTTGTTAATTATAGAGAATACTATTGGCTACCTGAAGGTCCCAACGCAATCGAAATAGATTCAATCGGACCGTCAGCAGTAGCAGAATATAAAGTTGAAGCATGGCCAGCTGATGGTAGTTCAGCACGTGCTTGGAACTTGCCTCATAAAGAAAATGAAAGAAATCCAATTTTAATTTTATATAGAGGTAACACATACAAATTTAATGTAAACGCAAAAGGTCATCCATTCTGGATTATGACAGAACCTTATAAAGACAAAGTGTCTGCAGATGGATCAACATCAACTTTATATACAACTGGCGTAACAAATGATGGAACAGAAGAAGGTACAGTTACATTTACAGTACCAACAGGTGCACCAGATACTTTATATTATCAGTGTGGCAATCATGATACTATGTATGGTGTATTACAAATTAGAACTGTAGATTCAACAAAAAAAATTAAACCTGCTGACGATATTGTTGGTGTAAAAAATTATAGTTTAAGAACTTTAGATTTATCTAATGGGATGAAAATTAAATTTACTACAGACAAAGTAGGCACAGAATATCAGGAGAAAGAATATTATGTTGAAGGCGTAGGTGATTCTATAACATTAACAAATGTAGAAGATTTAATTACACCAGCAACGTATGCGACTGAAACAACTATTTTATATGATAGTGTTTCGTATGACTCTAGACCATATGCAAAAGCATTTTACAGACCAGATACACAAGATTATATTACAATTAAAAGAGATTCATTAGATCAAAATGCTTGGTCCAGATATAACAGATGGTTTCACATATCTGTTATAAACGAAACAGCAAGAGTTGGTGGACATGCTCCTACGTTAATTGAAACAGATAGAGCAAAAAGACCAATTATAGAATTTGATTCTGGATTAGCACTTTATAATCAC